GTACAGGTCGTCGTCATTCCAAATGGAACGGATATGCTCCTGATAGATCTTGTGCTCGTCGCCCTCTTCGCGCCCGTCGCCGATCATGATAGCTACCGCCAGCTCCTCGTTCAGCGTCTGGCGCATCACGCCATACTGATACTCCACCACATCGAAGTCGGTGATGTCGATTTTGTCATCCCGGTGCATGGCGTCGGTGATGTAAACGGTCTGGGGGTCGGTGGTGCGGGTGATCAGCTTCATGTTGCCGGAGGGAGTCTTCAGACTGCCCTTCTTATAGCCCTTGGCACGGATGCCGTCCCGGCGGGCATCCATCTGCTTGGTGCGGATGCGGCTGATGGGGCTCTTGTGAACCTTGTTCATGACCACGGTGACCCAGCCCTGATCCCGGCTGACCACCTCGGGCGCACCCGGACGCAGGTCACGGTAATCGGGGAACAGCGCCTCGATATCGTCGATGCCATGCTTCAGGGTGTCGCTGTGCTGCTCGGCGTAGAGTTTCATCGCGCCCTGAAGGGTGCCGATGCTCTTGGTCTTGGCGTTGCTGATGATCTCCTCCTGAGCGGAGTGGCTCAGAACGGTCTCCCGGTTGTCATCAGGCTTGTCGAAAACATTGTGCTTCATGGTGTTATCTCCTCCTTCAGAGTGTTTCGCGGTCTGCTTGCCGCCGGACTTGTCCTCGGGGTCATCGTCCTTTTCGGACCCGCCCTCTTCCAAGGCCTGTCCAATCAGGGCATAGACGACATTCTTCTGCTTGTCGGTGAGAGAGTTGAACACCTCTTCCACCGTTTCATCGTCATCCTCGGGCTTTTCCTTCTTGTCGTCGGGGGTATCCTTCGGGTCTTCGCCGTCATCGTCCTTGTCGTCCTCCGCATGGGCAAGGTTGATGCCTTCGCCGGTACCGATAATGACCTCCTGCTCCGCGCCCTCGCCGTGGGCAAGGTCTACGAAGTCGATGAATGCGCCGGGATTGGCGCCGGCCACCACCAGACTAACCTCGCGGATCATACCGTGGATCACATCCCGGTTCTGCTGCTTGAGCTGATTGGCATAGATGGAGAGGGCCTCCACATCGCCGTGCTGAACCAGCAGTTTGGCGGCCTTGCCGCTCTCGGTTTCATTAAAGGTGCAGTAGGCGTACACGCCGTCCTGCCGGTTTTCCAGCAGAGCGTGCCCCAGAACATTGAGGGGGTCGTTGTGCTGGTGGTTCCAGACCAGAGGGACGGTGGTGCCGTCGCAGTCGGCAAAGGCGTCCTTTCGGATGACCCGGCCGTCGCCGCAGACCAGATTGTTTCTGGTTGCCCAGCCGCTGCAATCACACTTCGGTTTCTTCATTTTGATTTGTCTCCTCCTTCGGTGTCGGTTTCTCTGATGTTGCTGTTGCGGAGTTCGTCTGCCTTGGGGTCCTTCGAGGGCTTCATCCCAACCACCTGCCGGATCTCATTGGAGGTCATGATCTCGTTGCGGGTGAACTTGTCCGCGATCTCCGCAATCTCGGATACCGGCACAAGCTTGAAGGGGTCCCGGAAGAACACGATGGACTGCCGCTGCGACCGGGCGGTCTTGGTTAAAAACTTCCGCTTCGCTTCGTCAACAAAGGCGGATACCATGGGCTCGATGGTCCGGTCATAGTAATTCAGCATCGTCTTGTCGTCCGCAGAGCCGTTCATGATCTCCTGCGTGATACCTAACTGGCTGTAAAGCATACTCGTCAGGTATTCAATCTGGGACATCAGGTTGTTCTCCACGGGGCGGTTTAGCTGCGTGATATGCTCCGTCCCATCGGTGTAGGCGACCCCGTACTTGGAACCCGCCAGCTGCTCTTCGATATCCTTACGGCGTTTTTCCGCCTGTTGACGCCTTGCCTCGGTCTTGATGATGTAGGGAAGCTGAATGATGATGTCCAACTTGCCGGACGCACTCTGTTCGTCAATGGCGTCCAGAATATTCAGCTTCCGAATCAGCCGCTGGCTGGTAGAGTTCGGCTCGTTCATCACGGCATAGAAAGGGTTTTCGATGATGGCCGTCTTGTTCTTGGGTACCACGATGTCCTCTTTTTCGCCTGTGCGGTCGTTGTAGACCCGCACCTTGACATGCTGGGGATACCACTCCAAAATGCGCCCCGTCCGCATGGACAGGATGTCGTAGGAGTTGGTTTCGTCTGGGTTCAAGGTCGTGTCCACTGGGACCACGGCCACGCATCCCTCGTCCATCATAGACATATACACATCCTGGCTGAATGCCCGGCCCGTTTGGTCCAGATTGGCCTCCAGGGTCAGGCAATTATTCAGCCCCGTGTCCATCTCGGAGAGAAAGCGGCCGTCTTCATCCAGGCGAACATGCCGCAGAACGCAGGCCGCCGCGTCCATGGCGATGCGGTTATAGACCGAGGTGACGATGGAACGCTCATTCCCCCGGCTGAAACGGGGCCTGTCTGGGCGATAGGAATGGCTCGGTCCCATCAGCCTGTATCCTCCGTATGGGTCTCGGTTAAAGAACGCGTTCCATGCGTGCTTCAACCGGGAACCGAATGCAATCTCCATTCAGACGCTCGCCTCCTTCCTGTTTTTGGGTATGAAAAGTCCACAGACTTCGGATGAAATCTGTGGCTGCTGTGTTTATTCAAATGCTTCACGATTTGCCTTGTAGGCGATGTATGCGTCCATCATGGCCGCAACGGCGTCAATCTTCTGCTCATACCGCTTCTTCAGCAGTTTTCGGTTGCCATTGGTGTCCTCCAGCGTGATGCAGTTCCCCATGGCATAGGTCATCAGATGCTCGTCGAACAAAAGCATCCGGTCTTCAGACATCTTCTTCAGTTCGCCCAGAGGGACCGACTCCGTCTTGGAGCCCTGAATGACCTTCTCAATGCCGAAGGGGCCATTTTCGTTGGCCCACCGCTCAATGAACTGCTGTGCGTTATACGGGTCATAGCCTACGCACCGCACATCATAGCCCTTATCGGTGATATGGTTGTCCAGATCCTCGTAGACCAGCATCAGGTCCAGTACCGTCCCCTCCAGAACGATCAGGCTCCCTTCCTCCATGAACTGGTCATACTTGACCCGCATGGCGGCGGGGAGCTTATTCAATGTGCGGGAGCTGATGTAGTTTCGGGTCTTCACGCCAAAGCTTCCATCCCGCAGCGGGAACAGGAAGGTGAAAGAGCAGAAGTCGTCCCCTTGAGACAGGTCGATGCCCATGGCGCAAGGCATGTTCCAGAACTCCCGTTTCCGATGGGGAAGGGTTTCCTCATAGGTGAAGTAATAGGTGTAGCCCTCCATGGGAAGGCCGAACCGCTTGGCCAGGATGTCGTTTCGCGCCGCAGGGGCATTCTCCGCCCGCTCCACATCCAGCTGGTAGGTCTCATAAGTGACGGTCTTTCCCAGGTTCGGGTTGGCCTTCATCCACATCTCCGGATAACCCACCTCGTCAACCGAGTCCAGTTTGTACCACCAGATAGACACATGGGGGTTGAAGTAATCCCCCTTGAGGATGTTCATAAGCTCCATTTTGATGGTGTCGCCCGCCCCGTTTCGGACGGTGCCCTCGGAACTGGTAGCGATAATGAGATAGTCGTCCACCTTGGACGCGCCCTGCTCAATAGCGCCGATGACATCCTCCCGAATGTCGCCGGAGAGCCATTCATCCACAGTGGCGATCTTACACCGCAGCCCCTGGAGCTTGTTGATGGACATGGGCCGGATCTCGATAAGGGAACCGGTGAGAAAGTTCTCAATGCCTTTCTTGGTGGAGGCCAGCTTGACCCGTCCCGCCCTTGAACCGGTAGTATTTTGGAGGGAGCCTTCCGTCAGAAATTTGAACAGCGGCCCCCGCGCTCTGGTGATGGCGGTCCGGATAGGCGATACCACCTCCTCGGCCAGCTTCATGGTCGGCGCGGTGGTGATCTGATGGGTGGTGGTGGCATCCACATTCTCAAAGAAGGACTGGATGCAGGCATCGTACAGCGACTTGGCTGCGCCGCGCCCGACAATCAGATACTGCTTGTTGATCAGGCGCTTCTTGATCATCTTCTTGACATAGCGGCCGCCGTGACCGTCCTTGTTGGGCCGGTAGACGGTACGCTCCACAAAGTAATACCAGCCGAACACCTGCTCGCCCCAGAGCTTGAAGCTGTCCAATAAATGCAAATCGGAGCCGTCCGTCAAGGTCAGCTCCGCTTCGCAGTATTTGATCCAGCCCTCCACAGCCTGGTCATCGTAATAGACGCCCGGGTTGGCGATCAGGTCATCAATCCGGTTCATCTCCATGGAGACTTCCTTGCACACCGGGATCTCGCCCCGAATTACGGCATCACGAAACATGCCGTAGTATTTGGGAACGGCAGTGTTTGATAATGCCATAGCGCTTCTCTCCTTACTTCTTGCGGGCGAGACCCTCTATGATTTTCTTGATCTTGTCCGCATTGTTGTAGAGAGTGATCGCGGTCGTGGTGGCCGTTGCCGCGGCGGTGGCTACCTTCATGCTCTTAGATACGAAGGCCTTGCCTCTGCTCACATCGGTCCCAGACAGTTTGCTGTACTGCTGTTCCATTTGCAAACGGTTCAGCCGGCTACGCAGCTCTGCGTCGCTCATGGTCTTCACGCTTTTGCTGCTATGAGCCTTCTTGTAATCGTCATGCTCCTGCTCGCCTTTCTCAGCATAGCGCTTCTTACCCTTCGCCGTATAAGAGCCGTCCTTGTTCTGGAATCTCCGGACGCCCCATCGCATCCCCTTGATCCCATAGTGGTAGAGTTC